AATAGCAATCATAAAAATCAGGACCGTTTGAATTTTCCCTGTATCCCTTGCCTATGTATTTTGAAACATCGATTTCATCCATTAGGCAACTCCCGGGCAATTAAAAGCAGTAAATGATCCGGCCGGAAATTCGTGATTTAATACCAAATCAAGTGTTAAATCAGCAGACATCTTTTTTGCATCCCATTTGACATTTGTCATAACCATATCATAACCGGCCAATTCTGAATAAACGCCATCCTCTAAGTATGTTGCAACAAACTTTATGTTTGGCGGCGTTGAAATTGACCTGATTATATTTACAATCTGCTGGTCAACACATCCCATTTCTATGCTAGCGTTCCCCATGCTATCCTTTGTGACCTCTGGAAGATTTATTTTAAAAAAAGCTTTGTGGTATGTGATTCCTTTATGAGTTAAATCCTCATTGTTATCAGTTAAATACAAAGGCTCGTCCATTTCCTCATGGTAAATTTTAATCAGAACCGGTGAACAACCTTTTTTAAATTGGTCATGAAAAAAATTAACCATGTCACACCTCTTCTAATAACAGCTCAACCATTACATAATCAAATTGCCAATTCATATTTGAAAACCAGTTCCCGTTTGTTTCCTCAACCATGAACCGCATTAAAGTCGATTCGCCAGTTATCGGATGCGGAAAGTAAAATGGCAAAGAACCGTTTGCAAGATTATATTGAACCCATAGCCGGATTAAATTCCATTCTGTTTTTGTGAATTTCAATCTAAAACGATGGATCATATTGACCCCAGTTGAACGATTTCGAACGTTTGGCGTTCCGACATCATTTTCCTCAACGACCATATAAGATTTTGGCGTTTGAGTATAAGGCATAATCCCTTTTGTGTTTACAGTTGATGGCCAAGTTTCGTAGCTCATGTTCCATACCTCCTACCAAGTGCAGAAATACCATAAGTATTGCTCATAAACGAGCTTCCTCTTTGTGAACCCAAAAATCCGGTCACTTTACTTTCGATGTAAATATCAAGCATTTTTTGTCCGTTTTCATCCTCTCTTTCTTCGACACTTACACCGGCGGTTGAATTGTTAATTACGTTCACGGTCACACCTGTAGAGCTACCGTGCGAAAGACTATTAACAAATCCCTGAATTGCCATAAGCGATTGTGCGAGCCGTCCTTGCTGAGCCTCATTCAAAATCAATTCGCCCGAATTAACATTTGCCGTTAATCTGTCGCCATGATAAGAGTTTCCCGGAACAATACCGCCCTGAGCAAAGGATCCGGCACTTGCTTTAATAATTCCGCTTGCGACCTTTAACATGGCCGCATATGCAAAACCCATTGGCGACTGAGAACGTTTTTCTGGGTCAAATAAAGCAATTGCAGCATTAGCGGTCAATTGATATGCCATAGCATCTATAATCGCAGCCAAAGCAAGAACACCAGATTTTGCAAACGCTTTAAATGCATTTTCGCCTTCGTATAAAGCAGTTCCTATTTGTTCAAAACCGTCAATAGCCGTTCTTGCTGCGCTTTGTATTCCTTCTCCCATTCCTTTTTTTATTGAGTCTGCCATATCAAGGGCATCTTTTTTATCAAGGTTTAGTAGTTTTCCTATTTGCTCTAACCAAGATAAAGTTTCCTTTTGATCTTCTGATGTTCCTCCAACTTGAATTTTTGGCATTTTACCGACAACATCACTTAACTCTTGCGCTTTTACTTTTTCTTTATCAAGTGCATCAATTTCCTTAATTGTGTTAGCAACGCCAGTCTCCAAAGATGCAATCCATTCATCACCGGCTTTTCGCATTTCCTGAATTGTATCAACAGCACCCTGGAACTGATCCCCTATAAACGGTATTTTTGCCATTGCTTTATAAACATTTTCAAGAACGGCCATAAATTTGTCAGACAACCAATGCGCTAATTCTGCAAATCCAAGCATAATGCTTTCTGCCGCCAATTCACCGTAAAGCTTAACCTTATTGAAATTCTTAACAACATATGTCAATACAGGAATTAAAACGGCAACAATTATTTGAGCAATTGCCGTAAATGGATTTGAATATGTCAGGGCCACTAACGCAAGTTTAATGGCAACTATTCCGGCAACAACCATTTCCGCATTGTCAATAATCCATCCGAGTCCGCTTATAATTGCCGGCAATACATCTGAAACAAGCTTAACAGCACCTTGCGCCATTTTATCAAAAGCATCTCTTAATTTTCCACCTTCTTTTGTGGCATCAATGAATTTGTTGACAACTTCCGTTAATTTTGGCAAAACTTTTTGAATTGCCCCAAAGAAAGCAGAACGGACAGATCCAATTAAATCGTTTAATGTGTCACCAAATTGAACGCTGGCATCTACTGCTTCATGTTTCATAACAAGACCGAGGTCATGTGCCTTTTGTCTTAATTCCTCAACGCTTTTAGCTCCGGCATTTAAAATCGGTGCTAATTCCTGCGCCCCACGGCCAAATACCTTGCTTGCGACAGCAAGGCGTTCCGTTGTGTTTTCATATTTGAATAAGGCAGAAAGAGTCTCATTAAATAAAGTTCCCTGATCCTTTATGTTTCCGTTTGCATCACGGACATTAATTCCCAATTTTTCAAAAGCAGAACCGTCTGCCTCAGCTTGAACCGCCAATGTTTTCATGCTCATAGACAGGGCTTCCATTGATGTCCCGGATTGTTTCGTAATATAATCCCATTCTTGAAATTCTTTCCGGCTAAGGTTCATCTTTTGGCTTAGCTTATCAACACGGTCACCGGCATTAGCAGCAGAAATTACCCATGCAGAAACAGCGGCAGTTGCTCCGGCAATAGCAACGGATACAGTTTTAAATGCATCAGAAAGATTTTTTGCAATTTTACTTCCTAGGCTTTTTGAGCTTTTATCCATTTCCTTTGAAAAGTTATCAAAGGCTTTGTCCATTTTATCAACGGCCTGATTAAATTTGTCAACATCAATGTCGGTATCAATTACAACTTTTCCGTCAGCCATTTTTCGCCCCCTTTGAGTATTGCTTGACTATCTCTTCCGGATTATAGTCAATATAATCGAGTCTGTAAAGATTTTTTAACCGTTGCATCTGTTTTTTTTGTTCTTTTGACATTCCAGACATATCACAAGTTCGAATATACATTATGTTTCCCATTGGCGTTTCATGTGATAAATTTGCTAACAACGGCATAAATTCATACCAATGCATTCTTGCTTTTGTTAGATTTATTTTGTATTGCATTAAAAAAGATGCATAAATTTCAGGCGCATCAACTTCAAAATCAAGCGACCTTTCTTTTTGAGAAGAATTTTCAGATACTCTTGTCCGCCATCCATTTAAAAAATCAAGTGCGCCATCAATCCGTTCCTGGATTTTATCCCTTTTTATTTCTGAAACATCATAAACCGAAGAAAGGCCACACAGTATTCTTTCCGATTCCTGCATGGTCTTATCATTCATTGCCAGTTCGAAGTTTATCCAGTTTCTGAAGCTGGTTTCTAACTTGACACCGTATTTATCCGTTTTCGGCAGTTTGTGTATCAACAGGTTCATTCAAATTTTCCCTACTGTATTTTTTTGAAATATTTGAAAGCCGGTCAACAACTGATTGCATATGCGGACTTGCCTGCTCAGTAAGATATGAACAAAACTCGGCCATAAATACGATATCGTATTCCCTGTCTTTGAATATCAATGCGAAAACTGTATCGCCAAAGATTTTCTTTAGGCAATCATAAATATTGTCCATAAATCCAGGCATATCTGGCTTTTCAACTTTTCCTAATGCTTCACATATTTCTTGCATTCTTTGGATCAGAAATAACTTTGATGTGCTGACGGGATAAATATTCCCGTCAACACTAATGTCAAAGGTTTCTGCCTGGTATTTGAAATCATTTACCATAGGCAAACCTCACTTATGAAGCTGAATCAGGTGTAAATGATTCAGAGCTTGACGAAATATCAAAGTCGCCATCAACAACAGCTCCCTCTTGAGAGAACGAAGCTCCGACAGTGACTTTATCGCCACCGGCACCACCGTCAAACGAATCAACTGTAATACCGTATGTGCCTTTTTGCGCACGATATTTGTTTGTCCCTGTTCCTGGATTTTTTAACTCAACACGGCAGATATCAATCTTTTGGTTGGTTTTTTGATCCAAGGCCATATCATACATAAAGTCATTGAAAGCATCGCCATGAATAACATCCATTGACATTGTATAAGACGGGGTCAAAGACTTCGTTGTGGTTGTCTTTGTTTTTTCGTTAATGTATTGAACATCTTCGGTTTCAGGGTTAGATGCTCCGTCAAATGAACTGACACCCTTACCAATTAAGGCCCATGATGGCGTTGAATTGGCTGAAATATCGGCGTAAAATAATACGTCATATTTCATAACGTTTCCTGCTACTCTTGTCATTATATGCTCCTTTTTTCGTTATACAACAAGTTAAAAAAAGCCGAGAACACCTGAACGTTATCGGTATCCACGGACACCTTAGACGGAACCGTAATCATTTCACACTTAATCGCTTTTCGATTCGTGCCAATGGATAGGCCCGTCAACCCTGACTTTGTTTCCTTTTCAAAAAACTTAGCCAGCTCATCAAAGAGGACAGAAAACAAAACCCTTTTTTTGGTTGATGCCCCGTCCGCCTTGAAATCTATCCGGAAACGGAAATTGCAATCCCAGTCCCCTATGATATTTATTACATCTTTAAAAGATCCAGTTTCGGCAAAAATACCACATGATGGCTCTTTTGCGCTTGTCTGTTCCAATTCAAGTTTATTGATGCCAAAATTACTGAAATTAAATTTTGAATTAAGAAAATCACAAAGACCATCTAAAACCTGAGCGTCTGCAACAAATGCCTGAGTCATCTAAAATTCCCCCTTTATTGTTTTTTGGACAATTTCCATCCATCCTTTTATATTTAATGCTTTTGCCCATTCAAACCATTTCGGTTTTGCGTTTGGGTTTTTTTGCGTTTTAATGCTTGTTTCTGCAAGATTATAAACACGGTGTGCATAAGGCGTATTCCATGCAACCTGTTTATTGTCATTTTCAAGCCGGCCACTTGCTTTTAATACACCTGTATCCATTGGAATAAAACGATTGCTGTCAGTTAAAACCGCAGATGAAAGTCGAACTTGGGCAAGCTGACTGGCTCTTGCCATTTTATTTTTAATTCCGACCCTGTCAAAATGCGATTTGCTCATTTTCCAATAAATCCCAATGTATCAATGCTTCCTTTAATGCTTCTGTTTTCTTTTAATGATTGTATCACAAATTTTTGACCGTTTGCAATAAAATAATCTTTTCCCGGTTGAATTGTCCATTGTGCCGGATCAGAATCATCCCATTCAAGAAAATTAACATATCCTGGATTTCCGTCACGTAATTCTACGGAAACCGTGCAAATCTTATCTTTTGTCTGACCGTTTGTGCTAAAAATATTTGACTCAGAAATATCAACCTTGACGTTGTTTAAAAGTTTTTGATTATAGACCGCCTCTTTTGATACCTCTGCAAATTTCCTGTTATAAAGCAAAACATATGATTGGCGTTCACGTCTGCTGATAAATGGATTTCCCCTGTATTTTGTGCTTTCCGGCATTATGCCCCCTTATACCAAATATTATTTGATGCCAATACTTGCAAAATACCGTTTTTTTATGTCTTAGCTAAAGGAACACCACCAAACAACTCCATCATTCCGGCATCTGCTCCACCGGTCACTGCTTGCATTCCGTTTGACTGATAAAGCACCTCTATTTCCTGACAAATTGCTACTTTGATTTGTTTGTTCCCATCTCTTTTTAAAAATAAATAATCTTGATATTTCCAATTAAGAACTTCAGATTGGACAAAGGCATCTATAATTCCCTCTGCCCTAGATGACAACTTTTCAAACTCATCGCTGTCCTCAATTTTAATTCCGCCATAAATATCTGAATAAAAATTTTTGTCAACCAAATTTGTCATCTTAAAACTCCTTTTTGATGTCGAGGGGGCCTTTTATTGACCCCCTCGGGGTGTTCTTATGAATTAAGAACTTGCTTTCGGTGTTGTGATTTTAATACCACGTAAAACACCGGCGGCACGAGTGGCTTTGACCGCAACTGCGGCAACCATTTCGACTTCGCCTTTCTTTACTGCGCCAGGTGCAGACATATCCGGCAAGAATGTCTTAACGACTTTGGCACCAGTCGGAGCCACGCCATGGACACCATCCATTCCAAGATATGCGGCATAAATTGCAGTTTTACCGTTTGCGTCTGTGGCAATAATCGGAGTTGTCGAACCCGGCTTGTCGCCCATTTCGATGATCTGAGCATTGCCATATTTTAATACTTCACGGCCCCATTCGTCTTTTGTGGATGTGAAGCCGTTAGCAAAGTCAGCAACGGATTGAATAACCGCATAAGCATCCCGTGACACAAAGTAAGCCGTAGGACGTTCAGAGAATTTAGCTTCAAACCGGCGCAAACCGTCTGTGAATTTAGACCAGTTTGCTTTCACTTTTTCGGCATCAGACAAATCTATATTCAAAGTCATGTCCGTAGAAGTGTTTTTGATTGCTTTATCCAAACCGTCAAAGGCCAAAGCATTTTGGGAAGAGTCGCCGTTAATGAAGAAATCATTGAACAAAGCTTCCGTAGCTTTGATTTTTTGTTGAAGTTGGAAAGTCACGTTGTCAACAACTTGACCATTTTCATCTTCAGCAAGAACACGGTCGATTTCAAACGAACCACCAAAGATTTTTAAAGCTACCGTGTAAGCGGTTGTCTTTGTTTCTTGTGCGGTGTATTCAGAGTTAATGGCACGAGCAGCCGCAGTCGGTTGAGTCGTGACACGGTTATAAACGTATGCTAACGTGGTTCCGCCTTGAGGTTTTACCGTGTTGTCAAACGGCAACAATCCGAGGACCGGCGATTTGCGAAATTCATCAATAACAAATTTCGTTAATTTGTCCTGGGACAACGGTTTAATATCAGCTAATGTTAAGGCCATTTTTTGTTTTCCTTTCTTTGCCTGTTATTTAAAGCCCATGCTTTCAGCAACTGCATCTTTGAAAGACCCAATGCTTTCGCCGGGCTGATTATCATGAGGAACACCGGTCGTTAATTTTTTTACCGGTTGTGTTTCCCCCTGACCACTTTGTTGAACTTTGAATAAAAAGGCTTTTTCATTTCTTAATTTTTCGACCTGTTCCTTTAATCCAGTCACAGAGCCATCATCACCAACTTTGACCGTATCAAAATCAATATAAGCCTTTATCGCTTTTAGATCCTGAATATTTTCGGCCAATAAGCTGGTTTCAACGGCGTTTTGCTTCTTAAGCGCAGAAAGCTGCTTATTCAACTCTGCCGTTTTTTCTTCGTTTTCTGCCTTTAGCTTTTCCAAATCGACACCGTCCCATTTTTTGAGTGCGGCATCTTTTTCGGCCAAGCTCGCTTGAACAGTTTTCAACTCTTCAATCTTAGCATCCAACTTTTCCTTTGATACATAAGCACCACCGGATAAATCCGCCAACTTAATTTTCTTGGACTCAACGCCCTTTGAAAATTCGTCAAATGTGATAGCCTTGTCTCCAAATATATCTTTTAAAAAATCCATTTTTTATTCCCCTTTGTTTAATGTTTGATTTCGCTTAAACGTCAGTTCACTCTGACATCTAACATTACACCAAATTTAAAAGTCCCAGTGCTAGACTGATTACAATTTTAATGATATTTTTTTACTATGTCAACAGGTTTTTTTTATTATTCAACCTTTTCCCGGAAATAATCACGATGCAAAGACGGATTTTCTTTTATCAAATCCCTTTGTTTGGCCTGCCAATATGCAACCTTTTCGTTTGATTTTGTCGGGTCGATTCCGCCGGCCTCATAAACCATTGATTCACGCTTGAAATATCTGATTCGGCGTTCATTAAATCTTTGTTCTTGTTCCAATTCATATTGTCTGCGGTTTTCTGTCAATCCGATGCGCTCATCAGGTTTTAATGACATTCCTGGGAAGTATGGCGAAAACGAATGCCGGCAATTTACACCGCAAAGGCCTTCGGCTGTTCCGTATCCGGTGCTTGAAACAAAATCAGGATATTTATTGCTCTTTCCGGATCGTGAAAATACTTTCCCCTGCCATACTGCGTGTGTTGGCCGTGCGCCGATGTGTTGGCTTGTAATAACCAGATCGCTTTCGCATTCGTCAGCATATTCAAGCGACATTTCCCCGGCTGTTTTATTGACCCCGGTCAAAACTGCACGTCTGACACCGGCCTCAATTGATATCTTTGAACCAGATGCATAATCAATTGTTCTAATACCATTATGCGCCAATGCCTTAACGCTGTTTGAAATTGCGCTTTTGTAATCAAATGCGCCTGAAACAACTTGCAAATATGACCGGTCAAGATATGTCGCCAAATCAGCGTTTGCAATCCGGCCAAGGCTTTCTGTTAAATTCCGCATTGTGTTTTGGGTTCGTATTGCGCCAAGCATAAGAACGCTTTTAATCCCCTGTGCAGAATTAAGAGGTATTGCATTCGGCAACAATCCAAGTTCTTTTGCCCGTAAATATATCTTTTCGTCTTTTTTCAAAGATTTATAACAAGCTTCGTTAAAAATGCTAAGTATTTCTTTTTCCGACATTTTTAGAGCAGTTGCGATTCGTTTTGCTATGTATTCCCGGCTTGCTCCCAGTTCTTCAAGTTTTTTTGCTTGCCAAAGTGCTGTGTCTGTTATGCTGCCCGTTTTTTTTATTCGCCGGGCAATATCAATCATAATGTCACTTTCAAGATCCAAGTAAATCTTGACGACCGATTCGGGTATGTTTGACAGATATTGT